CTGACCTAGTTGTTAATACACAAGGTGCTGGTTTTAGTTTAGTTTATTCTGGAGACGCTACAACAGGTTGGACTTATAGGGAGAAATAGAATATGGCAAATTACGAAGCAACTAGATATGATTTTGATGGAGCAAACCTTACAGGTATCGAGGGTATACCTACAGCAACTATTGTGCCGTGGTCAGACTCATCTGTTCCATCAGGTTTCTTAGAGTGTAATGGACAAGCGGTTTCAAGAACAACTTACTCTGCATTATTTGCAATCGTAAGTACAACTTATGGAACTGGAGACGGTTCAACAACTTTCAATGTTCCTGATTTACAAGATAATGTACCAGTTGGAAAATCTAATAATAAAGCTTTAGCATCAACTGGTGGAGCTAATACTGTAGCAGTTACAGCTTCAGGAAACGTTGGTGGTTCAACAGCTAATGCATCAATATCAACAGCACAACTTGCTTCTCACTCTCACCCTCAAGGTAGAGGTAACCCAGGTAGAACTTCACAATTCTCTGGACCCTCTTATCTTCCAGGTGGTGGACCAGGTAATACTGGTTCTACTGGTTCAGGATCAGGTCACTCTCACAACATGAGTGCAACTTTTTCAGGTGACACAGCAAACCCATCTGTATTACAACCTTATTTAACAATTATTTATATTATAAAAACTTAGGAGAAAACATGGCAACTAACGCAAATTGGACAGTAATCTTTGAAGACAAAAGTATTATTAAAAATAATGGTGCTGAAAAAGGAACAGGTTATGTGATTGATGATGATTCTTTTTGGAGTCAATCAAAGTTTTCTAATATCTGGGCAATTCAATATGGGACATCTGTTTCTACAGATGAAGTAGAACATAGAGATACCACTCCACACTGCACATATGCTGATGCTAACTTAGGTGATTTTCAAACTTTTATCGATAAATGGGATTCAGCTCATTTAACTCAATTACAATCTGATTGGGATAATAATGATGGCAATACTTATGACGCTGAGGGTAATATAACTAATACCGAAAGCGAATCTGAAAAAATTACAAGATTAGGTCCAAGACCTACTTCTTATTCTTCATAATCCATTATAAATAAAGTAGAAGTATATCTTTTTAAACTAGGTTCATTTGTAATATGAGCTGAGTGATATTTATTTGATGGAAACATTACTGCTCTATTTTCTCTAAATCCTATATGAATATCTAACTCTCCTTCTGTGTAAAAAACTGTTCCATTTGTGACTGCCGTAGGACCTTTTAACATTATTAATATATTCATTTTAGCAGGGTCAACATGTGGTCTAAACCTATCTGTATTTCTTAAATCAATACCACAATATGGATTAACTTCTTTTATTTTTATTTTAAATTTATTCTCACTTTGTTTAATAAAAGTATTAAGTAATTTTTTATCCTCGGCTAATAAAAATCTACTTCCATAATAATTTTGTGTAGTATGTTCTTTATTTTCAAAGTATTGAGGAGTAAAAAATATATTATGAGATATATGATGTTGTATCTTTTTAAAAAGATCTATATTAAAAAAATTATCAATAATTTTAATCACCTTAACATCATCCATGAAGTTAAAATATATTTGCCATTTCCTGATAAAGGTGGATTACCTCTGTGCACATATGGAAAACCAGCAGGCCATATAACTATTCTACCTGTTTTTGGTTGAACTCTTTTTGAAAAATGTAAAAATTCTGTTTCGCCACCTTCTTCTACATCGTTTAAATAAATAGAAAAAACAAAAGCTCTAGGTTCATTATCATATCCTTTACCGTGTTCTATGTGCCATGTATGATAGCCTTCAGTACGTAAAGTTTTTTGAAGTTTTAAACAAGTATAAAAAAATTTATCTACACCATAAGCTTGTTTAGCACCTGTTTGTGTTAGATAATTTTGAAAAGCTAAATCAAAGTTTGCCATCATAAGTTTTAATTCTTCCCACCATAAATCTATATTATTTTCATTTGCAAAAAATTGTTGATCTTGTTTTGTTAACGTCCCTGCTTTTTCAAAAACAGTTCTATTAATTGTTTCATTAAATTTTACTCTTCTTTCATAAAAATCTATAGCTTTTTGACATTCCTCAGGCATGATAAAGTTGTCATATACTCCGATAAAATTATTAATATTTACAGTTTTCTCCTTCATTTAAAATATTTTTCCATGTTGCCATTCCCATAAAAATGGCGATTTTTTTATTGTGTCATATATATAATAATCCATATGTAAATATTTCATTATTTCATCTTTATCTAAATATTGTTCAATATTTTTTAAATGATTTGTTTTTTTAAAATTTGTTAATTTAGTTTCATGTTCACTTTTTTTAAAGTGCATTTTTAAAAATAAATTTAAATCAGATATATCAATGTAATGACTAATTTGAGCATTAAAAAAATATGGAATTTGTGAAGCACTGTGTTTAATGTGACCTATCATACTATTTCTTATATGATTTTCATTTGAATTAAATAATTTTTTAATATCAATATCTTTAATATCTACTTTATTAAGCCACAAATCCCATTTTAAACCTGATAAAAATCTTTCGTACGGATCTCTTATAACACAGAACCTAGTTTTTTTAGAAAGATGATGACTGATGTGTATATCTTCTTTTTTAAAATTATCATAAATACATTTCATTACACTTGTACTTCCATTTTTATGCAATCTTACAAATTGAAATTTTTCAGTTTCAATTATGTCAAATAATCTAAAGTTCATCTTTATCCTTTTCAGACATTTTTTGACCTGTCTGTTTAAAATAATTATCATATGCATGATGAGTAAAAGGTCCATTTTGATTAACATAATGTAAAAAAATTTGAGCCATACCCTCTCCTTTATAAACTCCAGGTCTTTCATGTTTTTGATCACAACCTGCATATAAAACTGCATCTCCTTCGTTTAAAAAAAATTTACTGTTTTCTATACATATAGGCCAGTCATCGTGTTTTTTAATACACGCTGTTACTGATATTTCACATGAAGGTCTATCTGTATGCTTAGGTAATGATCCACCAAATACATAGTATCTCCAATATGCATAAGTAGGAAATAGTTTTAAATTAGATTCTTTTTCAACTAATGATAATTTAGTATCTAAAAAAGCATTCATTAAAGGGTCATTATACCATGCAGGGGAAAAGGATTGATTGTCTATTATGTATCCTATATTTTCATCTACTCTGTTATAACAATATTTATGAAGAACATTTAATTCTTCTTTAGTAAAAAAATTTTTTATCAATTTATAATTTACTGCAGCCATGCAACTATACTATATCTCTTTCCCTTCGTAATAGGTTGAATACTATGTGGATACATAAAATTACTAGGAAAAAAAGCAATAGATCCTTTACCAAGTTTTAATCTTTTAATCTCAACATTTTTTTGATCTGTAAAAATAAGATCTCCTCCTTCATAGTCATCGTTTAAATTTAAAATAATACTTAAATGTCTATTATTTGAGGTAAAATGATCTGTGTGAACTTCGTATTTTCCTCCAACAGAATATTCTAACAAGTCAATTTGATTTATTTTATCACTAGCCATTTTAGGAAATTTACTTTTGTAAAAAAAATATAATCTTTCTATTTCAGACTTTACATAGTTCCAATAAAAAAGATCTGTGGGAGTACCATTAACCTCTAAATGATATCCTTTTACATTTCTAATATTAGTGTCAACTCCATAATGAACTTTTAAATTTTTTTTACATTTAGATTTCATAAAAGACATTATTTTTTTATTAAAAAGAGGGTTTATTATATTTTTAATCTCTACAATTGCTTCTAAATGGTCCATAATTATGCTACTTTCATTCTTATAAAAAATAATATATAAAGCACTATATGCTGCAAAAATTAAATTTCAAGCCTGGTTTTAACAAGATGGTCACGGATTCAGGAGCCGAGTCTCAATGGGTAGATGGTGATTTTGTTAGATTTAGATATGGATTACCTGAAAAGATAGGTGGTTGGAATCAATTATCTATTGCAGGTGAAACTTTACCTGGAGCAGCACGTGCTCAACACACCTGGACATCTTTAGCTGGTGAAAGATATGCAGCTATTGGAACTTCACAAGGTTTATTTTTATATTATGGAGAACAGTTTTTTGATATCACACCATTGGATACAGCTATAACAGGATGCACATTAACAACTGTTAATGGCTCAAATGTTTTACAAGTTAATAAAGGCTCTCATGGTCTAGAAGTTGGAAGATATGTAACTTTATCTGGCGTAACTGTTACAGGTGCATCAGATTTTACAACAGCAGAATTAGAAAAAGCTTATGAAATTTTAACAGTTGCAACAGTAGATAAATTTACTGTGCAAGCTGTAAGAGCTGAAGGAGGAACAGGTATGACTGCAGCAGGTGCTGCAACTGTTAATCCTTATGTTCAAGTAGGTCCTATTTTTCAAACCGTAGGTTATGGTTGGGGCACATCTTCTTGGGGAAATGAAACTTGGGGTACAGAAAGAGCTACAAGTTCTGTAGTCCTGGATCCAGGAAACTGGAGTCTTGATAACTATGGACAAGTTCTTGTTGCAACAATTAGAGATGGAGAAACTTTTACTTGGAATGCAGGAGCATCAGGTGCAAGAACAATTAGAGCATCTAAATCTACATCTGGTTCTTCAACTTCAGCTAACCCAACTGCATCAAGATTAACCCAAGTATCTGATAGAGATAGACACTTATTTCATTTTGGAACGGAAACAACTATTGGAGATCCTACGACTCAAGATCCAATGTTTATAAGATTTTCAAATCAAGAAGACTTAAATGATTATACACCAACTGCAGTTAATACTGCAGGTACATTTAGATTAGATAAAGGAAATAGAATTGTTGGAGCAGTATCAGGTAAAG